AGATGCGAATACAATGTACTCGGAAATAGGCTTATATGTGCCTACAATCACCGCTGATGGGCAAGGTGGCTACACAACTACCTATGCCTTACAAGAGGTTGTATTTGGGGATTTTAGACCTATGGATGAAAGCAGAAAGTTAATGGATGCTCAAATAACATATACAAGGGCAGCAAAGCTATTTATACGTTATGATGTAACAATTACAAATAACTACAAAATAGAAGCCGAAGGCGAAACCTATGTTATACATTCTTTGAAGGATGTAGAAAACCAATTTAGATTTTACGAAATATTAATGTATTTCTAATGGCAGACCAAATTCTATTTAGGATTGAAGGATTAGATGCACTAATTAAAAGAATAGGCAAATTAGCACCTGAAATTGCTAAAGAAGTTGCTATGGAAGTTAACGCATCTGCATTGGCTATTCAAAGCAAAGCAAGAAGGGAAGTTAAAGTTGATAATGGTATATTAAGAAATTCAATCCAATTAAAGGAAATTAATACGGGAGACAAGATAATGTATACAGTTGGAAGCCGTTTAAAATATGCTCCTTATGTAGAATTTGGCACAGGTGGTGAGGTTACTGTTCCTGCTGGATATGAAGATTTTGCATATCAATTTATAGGAAAAAATATTAAAAAAATAGATTTAAAACCAAGACCTTATTTAATACCTGCTTTTGAAAGTGAAATACCAATTTTGAGAAAGAACATACAAAAAGTAATAAAGAATGTTAAATCCTAATATAGAGATAAAAAAATGGTTTTATACTAACTTGACAAGTTCAAGCGGATTGCCTGTTTACGATGGTTATGCACCAAATAACGGAGTGAATGAGTATGTGATTATGAACGGCAGAGCATCTGCACAGGAACAAGGTAAAATCAGTTACACCAATGCAGTTACCATTGATGTTGACATTGTAATAAAAAATAGTAACTTTGGATATAAAAGAGCCGAAACGATAAGCGATTTAATACTAGCTGCAATCAATTCCGAAACCGCAATAACCTTATCAAATGGGTTTACTGCTTCAAGTTTGGTAGTGGGTGCAATTAGAAATTTAGATGGTTTAAATCCTTCGGATAATATATGGCGAACAATAATAACTTATAATTTAATAATAACTCAAAATTAAAATAAAATGGCAGAAACTAAAGTATCAGCAAGGGATTATATCCTTTTAGCAGATTTAGCTGGAGGTACAACTTTTATACCTGTGGCTTGTTTAACAACAAACTCATTGACATCAACTGTAAACACTATTGATGCAACTTCAAAATGTGGAGACCAATTTCAAGCTGGTCCTTCATTTACTCAATCATTAAAAGCGGAAGGATTTGCAATTGATGAAACAGGAACTCCAAGTAAAGATTCTTACCAACAATTGTATGCTGCTCACGCTGCTAAAACTGTATTTACTATTAAAATGGGTAAAGCAACACCTACTTCAGGTGATGTGTATTATGGTGGTCTTTCTACAAGCACTGTATTTATTAGCGATTTTGAAGTAAATGCAGCTGATAAAGATGATGTGAAATTTACTGCAACTTTTGTAGTATGTGTTCCACCAATTGCACAAACTGAACAAGCGTAAAAAACAATAACCTATGTTTGAATTAAAACTAAACAACAAAACAATTCAATTAAAATGGGGTACTTGGTCAATGAGGGAATTTTGCAAAGCAAAAGAAATAACTATTGACAAATACTTTGAGTTTTTAGGTAGCAATCAGTATGACTTGGATAATATTGTTAAATTAATTTACATCGGATATAAGTCAGGATGTATTTCTAACAAACAAGAAATTGATTTTACCGAAGATGATGTTTGTGATTGGATTGATGAAATAGGCGGAATTTTTAATCCTGAAGGACAAGTTCTTTTGTATCTTAAATACATAGTAGAACATACTGTTATGGCAGTACAAGGAACACCTAAAGATGAAAAAAAAAAGCCTAGTAAAGTTAGGGTGGGATGATATTTTAGTGAAAGCTGCTGAATGCAATATAAGACCCAATGAGTTTTGGGAAATGACTTGGAAAGACTTTTCTATTATCGTAATGGGTAAGGAAAAACAAGAGTTAAACGAATGGGCAAGGACTAGAAACCTTGCCTATATTGTATATTTAAGTAACACAACTGAAAAATCACCCAAAAGTATAAAGGCTTTTTGGCATATACCAGCGATTGATGATGTAGAAATAGAAGAAGAAAAGGTAATGTTAAGTAGCGACCAATTGGCAAGGACTTTAAAGTTGTACGGAGTAAATTAAAATATTATGGCAGATTCATTTGATAAGTTTAGTATTGGTATTGATGCCGATGTTTCAGCATTACAAACTAGCTTAAAGGCAGCACAAAATACTCTTGCACAATTTGAAGGTGCATTAAAAAAAGCTACTAATATAGGTGAGATAAATTATCTTAATAAAAACATAGATAATTTAAAAGGTACAATTGCAAGATTAAATGAACAAGCGGGTAAGTTAGGCAGACCAATGGGTGATGCTTCGCAATCACTTATAAACTTTTCAAGGATTGCTCAAGATGCTCCTTATGGAATTATGGGTGTGGCAAATAACCTTAACCCTATGGTTGAATCGTTCCAGCGATTAGCAAAAACGGAAGGTGGAACTAAAAAGGCATTACAAGCAATGGTTGCTGGGTTAGCAGGTCCAGCAGGGGTTGGAGTTGCTATTGGTGTGGTATCTTCATTAGCAGTTACATTTAGTAAAGAAATAAAGGAGTTTTTTAAAGGTCCAACAGGTGAGTTAGAAGAATTTAGAAAGAAACTTAAAGATGTTGCAGATGATTTATACAAGTTAATTGGTGGTGAGCAAGCCAAAAGAACAAAAGGTATTTTATTAACTGAATTAATTGTTGGTGGAAATAAAACACAACAAGAAGAAGCATTAAAAGAACTACAAAAATTATATAGCAATAGTACTGCAATAAAGAATGCAAAACTAGGAGAAGATAAAGCGTTTTATCAAACTTTAGTTAATCAAGCAGCAATGCAAGGCGATGCGGTTGCTAAAGAAAAAAATAATTTAGCACAACTTGATATTGCTTATGCAGATAATATAAAAAATGAAAAGAAAAGGAATGAAGAATTAAAAAAGATTACTTCTGAAAAATTAGAAGGAACAGGATTTGCAACAAGGAGAGTATCGGTTACTGAACAAAAAAATAGAATTAATGCTCAATATGATAATTTAGGAAATGAAATTAAAAAGAATATTGCAAATCTTGAATTAAATACATTAGAACAATTAAAAACAATTACATTAACTCCGACTGCTGATAATGTTAAAAAAGGTGGACAAAAAACAATAGATGCTTTAGATGAATTTAGGGCTAATTTAAAATATGAATTAGCTAAACAATTGATGGATATTGAAAAATATCAAAAGATATTTAAGGATAAAGGACTTGATAATGGGTTAATTCTTACCTATGGAGATAAAGGAGCAATTGCTGATAGGAAAAAAAGAATGGGTGAAGAAACTAAAAGAGTTACAGGAAAAGATAATAGTTTAGGTCAATTTTTAGGTAAAGATGCAAAACAAAGAGAAAAAGAATGGGCGATAGAAAAGGATAAGGTTGATTCTACTGCTAAAGCCTATGAAAACTTTGCTAATATGTTAGCTGGAAATGTAACTAATGGTTTAATGAGTGTTTGGGATGCTTTAGAGCAAGGAACTAATCCATTAGATGCTATTGGTCAAATGTTTTTAAACATTGCTAAATCAATCGCTGCTGCTATTATACAAGCAACAATATTTGAGGCAATCCTTTCCGCGTTCCCTGAATTAAAAGTTTTATTTAGGGCAGGTGGAATGTTACAAAGTGCATTTGGCTATTCGGGTGCAAGAGCAACAGGTGGTGTTACTAATGGACCTTCAATGGCTTTAGTTGGTGAAGCTGGTCCTGAAGCTATTATCCCTTTAAGTAAATTAAGCGGAATGCTTAACACAACATTTAATGCAGGTGCAATGAGTGGTGGCGGTGGAATGAGTGGCGGTTCATTTGTATTAAGAGGCAATGATTTGGTTTTAGCATTACAAAGGTCTAATTCATCATTAAATTTAAGGAGAGGTGGCATATAATTTAAAATACCAAATAACTGCTGCAACCAAAAACAATGAAGTTGCGGTTGTTGAAATGTATATTGATGACACAGTTGCTTCGGTAATTGAATATCCTGCAACTGCAATTCAGTTACAATACATCCCA